ATATATATAGTCCGTCCCACGCGGACATTTTCCCAATTTTGTCCGTGTACGGCGGACAGCACATTGCACAACAAAAGCGTTGTCCGCGAGAGAAAGACACCGCTTTTGCAAACTATTTCATTGCATTTGTCTACTTTTTAATACTTATTACAACACATATGCCCGAAATTTTTATGCATTTTTCCCTCTTGACAAATACACTTCATCCGACTAAAGTGTTAGTCCCGCCTAATTGTCTATACAATTCCTCAAATATTCACGTTTTCCGACCGAATCTCGCACAATTCTTCCGACATACTTACTCATTTTGCCCGAAAAGTGGACAAAACCGACCGTTTGTCCGCGGGGCGCGGACACATCGGAAACGGGGACTCACTTTAGTCTGCTAAAGTGTCCGCGGGTGACGGACACGGCGCGTCCATTCCGTCCGCGCCTGCCCGTTCGGGGTCGTCCGCTCCGCGGACTGCCATTCATATTATATGTGTAACTTTAGTAATCGCTCAGTAACGTGCGGTTGACCGCCGATGACCGCCGGAGGCTGTAGCTCTTTGCGCGCATTCCGGGTGACGGACACACCGCATTCGATTGTTGCTTACCATGTCGCATCCGGTCTTTTTAATGCGATTCCCATAGCATTAGAAATTAATTGAAACATTACTTTATATCCATCATCGTTAGGGTGCAATCCATCTGAAAGTAGTTTATCTATTGTTATTCCTTTGTTAGAACAATAGTCAATGAATAAATTATAAACGCTGATAAATGGAATTTTATTTTCGCATGAAACATTTCTAAGTACATTGTGAACATCTTCCATGTGAACACTGAAAGTTTTTTCGTTTTCGATTGATGCAGGTATGCTAGCCATAATGATTAAATCTTTTCCATAATTTTTAATTGTTTTAATAATGTCATTCATATTTGCATACAATGATTCTAAATTTCCTTTTTCTCTGTTGTTAGTACCGATCATTAAAACGAAACAGTCAAAGTTAAATTTTGTGTCCATGAAATCATTTATAAAGTATTTTAAATCCTCGCTATTAATTCCACTCATTCCAAAGTTTCTAACAATTATTTTGAATTTTTCATTCATATAATTTTTAAATAATTGCGCCCAACCATTCCCGTCTAGTGCTTCATACCATCGTCTACCGCCTGACGTCCAAAGATATTCCCCAATTTTATAATCAGATGTAGCATTCGGGTTATTCGGGCCATTACCTCTCACATTATAAGTTTTCCCATCAATAACGGTGTCATACTGTTGAAAACCTGATGACCCCATACCTTGCGTTATACTGTCACCAATTAAACAGATTCTATAGTTATAAGCAGGGGCATTCAATGTCATATATTTTCCAATAACATCAATTGGTGTGTTTTTTTCCGATATATCCGAATCTTGTTTATACATTGGAGGGTAATCTTCTTTTGGCCACGAAAAACAAAAATATTTTGCACCGTTTGGAATTTTGATATTCGTAAAATGTTCACTTAATAAATAATTTTGGTAACCTTTTACTAATACTCCGGAAGAAGTAGATGGCCTATTCCAAAATGAGATATAGAAAAAAGATTTGTCATTAACAAATTTTCCTTTTTTTACTGTAATAAAATTCGTTCCATTATTGATTGGTATTAAATTCGATGTTACGAATGAATCATTTTTATCTATAGTACCACCATTTGTTATCTTATAATTAAATATTGCTTTTGCAGTTTTCAAACCTACTCGTTCATTCATATTAGATATATTCATAAATATTTGAGCTGTTGATTCCTTACTAAAGCAAAATCTAACATATACCGTATTTATAGGAAAAGAAAATTTTTCCATATGATATGTTTGTGTTCCTGTTTCATTAATAAAGTTTATTACATTCATTTCACTATCGAAATATATTACACTAGCATATTTTGGATTTGAAGGTTTTTTCCATGAACCATTGACAAAATATTCATTACATCCTGCAACATTTATAAAGTCGGTGGTATACCAATTATCAACAATTTCTAAATCGCCTGTTGTAAGTATCGAAACATTATCAATCTTGCGATAATCTGATATATTATTAATATTTTTTAGTCCAACTAAAGTTTCATTTAGTGAATTAATTTTATCTCCCGTAATTTTAGCATCCGCGGCGGCATTTTCTACCGTCAACGACTTATCAATCGGCGGATTGGATGGATTCGTGATATTAGATGTTAACCATGTTGATACTTCATTGCTTACAGTAGGTTTTAATAAAGTCAGAAGTTCGCCGCTGTCTTTCATTTCTTCGATTTTCTTGTTTACTTCTGTTTGAAGATTAAGATTGGTAAAATACTGATTGATAAAATCATGTAACGCCTTGTAACTTTTTACAAGTTCGTCCTGTGCGTCAAACATTTTTTTAACCGTCTTAAACAGCACAACAAATTTATTTTCCAGACTCAACGTCCCGTTGAAATCATACGGAATCCCCCGTACACTTGCGACAATTTCACAAGCCTGGGTAATCATCTGACCGAAATCTGGTAACGTAGGAAAATCTGGAATCGTTGGTTTCTCTGCCAATATAATACCTCCTTAATAAAATTGATAGAATAACTCTCTGCAATCATCGCAGATACGCTTGTTAATATTAAGTATGCTATCTCGGAATCTCTGAATTTCTAAAGAGTAACTACCGTCGAATCCCTCATCTTCAATCGTATCATTATTATCTGCATGGTAAGTATCATTACTGTTCGTTTTTGTTGTATTTTCGCCGTTACTTACAGCGCTGTTATGAATCGTATTCTGTCCCCGATCCATCGTAGATGCATAATTCGTTCCGGCAAAATTAATCTGCGGGTTGTCTGAATGGATACTTTGGGTATTGTTATTTGTATCGGCTGTCGTTGTGTTTTTCGCTGTGCTGTCTCCCGCGATCACACCCGTTCGCATATCGTCTTTTGTACTCTGTATTTTCCGCGTACTTTTATGAGTAATCAGCGGGTCATACTCAAAAGTAATACTCCGGTACAACTGCTCATAGTATGGCATATTGAGTGTGAGAATCTTTTTTAGATGATACTGAAATTCTCCGATCGTTTCTAACCCGATCTGTTCCCGAAAATACTGTAAACAGAATGTTTTTTCGAACGTAAGTTTTGCGGTTGCATATTCGGGAGCGGATGCATCGACATAAAACGGAAAGTCAAAATTGAAGATTAAAGGAACGGCAGCTTCGATCATATGATCAATGGTCTGATTTTCAAGCGGGGAAATCACATGATCGGAAATAACGAACTGCTCAATGGTATTCGTTAATGTTTTCGTTTCGTAGTTATAATCAAGAAACATGATTCCACCTCACTTTCCGTTGTTTTCTTGTGTGTCGGTTTCGGCATTTGTAGTGTCGAAAACATCCGGTCGGTTAATCGGTGTTACCATTTTAGAATTAAAACGTACATGGATATTCAATCCATACCTTTCATTGATCGCATCAAGTCCCCTCTGAATGGTAGCCAGATTTCCGTTTCTTGTCAACTCGATCTCTCCATCGTTGTAACTCGTTTCCGCGGAAACCAGCCGTTCCGGTTTTTCCACACCGCTTGCTTCGATTCCGAGATCAGCCAGACATTCTGCTACTTCTCTCTGTGCAGCGGTGTCAAGTTCGTTAAAGATTGGCTGTACTTTCAAGTCAATGGTATCAATTTGAATCTGTTTTCGCAGATCGTTTTTTGCTTTGATGAAAGGAATATTTTTTACCCATTTTTGAATAAAGTTATCAATGGATAACTTCTGCGTAGAATCCCCGCTGATAACAACTGGCGTTCTCTGCTGAATGACGTTTACCCTTGTCGACGCTTTTTTCTCTGCCAGACTCTGCGAATGAAGAATAATACTGAGAATTTCCGGTACAGCAAAAGGTCTTGCGAAAATCAGCGCGCTTTCTTCCTTGTCGGTCTGTTCATAATACTGTCCATTCATGGCGTATGCAATCCAATCGGTCGGGATACCATAAATATCAGGCTCACCTACCAGATTCACGCCGAAAACACCATACAGTCCGGTGATTGGTTCTTTTTTGAACAGACACATACCATTCCATAACAAATAGGAGTTGAGCATCCGTGGTGGAATCTCATCCGGTAAACCGTCATACTCATACCGCGATAACGCTAGATTGACAAACTTATCAAAAAAGTGCCGGAAATACATTTTTTCCTCCGGTGACGTATTCGGGTTATTTTCCCAGTATCCCCAAACTGCTTTGTTGCTCACCCGATACGGGTTATTATACATGACATCACCTCCTTAATTATTGGAAAGACCATAGTTTCCAACATCGTCCGTATGCCAGAACGTAACGCCGCGGTTAAACATTGCCTGCAAAAAATTGATATCATCGGTAACACACGAACCATGCAGTCCGCAATTAACCGTTTTGACAAAATTCCAGTTTGACCGCCCTGTAATATTAGGTACTTTAATTTTGTGCGTTGCATATCCGTACATTGTGAAAAAATCATCGATTGATTTTGCCATTTGTGCAGTAACACTCATTACGTGACAATAAAGCTGACTTCCAAACAATGCAGCGGCAACATAACTTCCAGATGAATTACCTTTTGCTGTCGGTGGAATCAAATCATGACTTTCTTTTTGTGCGTTAATGTTTTCGTTCAGTAGATATGTTCCGGTTGCCGCGGTATAAATGCTTTCAACGCCAGAAGCTAAATTTCCGCTTAATGCTCCTACTAATCCTCCAGCTAAATTTCCAATCTGCGATATTGCATTCTGCTTTTTGGAGTAGTCCCATAACGGACTAGACTGCGCTAGAAAAGCCTGATAGCCGTCATTTGTCCATGCACACTGTGGGAAATTATTGACGATAAAACCGTATGGGGATTTTGACCCACCAGTACGTTTATATTCACGCGGAGCCACAAAGATTGACGGAATATTAAACATAACGCCATACACCTGCATGGTTAATGCTCCATTTTTACCGTATTCGAAATTAAAAGTATGCTGTATTCCCGAACCATCGTTGACCAGACAATAACAATAGGGATACTGATATAGTTTATTATTTTTCGGGATATAGCCGTCAAGTGCATCTGGTTGAACGGTTACTTGTGTATAAGCAGATGTATCTGTCTTGAAACAGGCTTCTGGTGCTTGATATACATTAACAATCGCATCTCCGTTTCCGCTTTTGACGTACTTCTGGATAACTGTGATTAAGTCCGTATATTTTGTTTTCCGGGTAAATGTCAACCCCGATAAAATTCCCTGATTGACAATGGGGATAATATTTGTTCCGTTTTCGTCTGAACTTGCACTCAAACAATACTGCATCGGGCCGAGATTCAAAAGTTTCTGTTCGCTCGGATTGTCCACGTATTCCCCCGTTTCCAGATTTTCTGGCACTAAATTAATTCCGGCATAATCAGCTTTTTTGTCAATATGTTCCCTTTCCACATAGCACGGTTGAAGCACCACGTTGTAAAAACTGTTCTGAAAACGATCGGGTTCGAAATAAATCTTAAAACTTCCGTCACTTAACCATTCTACCCGCGTCACAAATCCGAAATACCACTCTTCCGTATAAGGTTTATTCTGAAACGCAATATAATTGCACTTTAAAAATTCGCTCTCATTCCCTTTTCCCTTATACGTCAGCTCTCCCCATCTCACGGGCGCGGATTGCTTAAAAATATGAATTGCTTTTTCTCTTACATGAGCCAGACAGCCTGCTTTTCCGTTTTCGTAGTATCGTACATGCTCATAATCGTTTCCCCACTCAATCCCACTTGCTAAAATTACCTCCGTCTGCGGGGAAACCGCCGCCACATTTTCCTGCGGCGGCATCGGAATGAAATTATCCATGTTTCCACCCTCTTACTTAATCGGTCGTAAAGTAAATGGTTGCCTTTTTGGAAGAATCGTAACGACTGGTAACCATAACTTTCACGCCTTCAGTTTTGTTTGCTTTCGTCTTCAGATTCTTTTCGTCTTTTGCGATTCTAAGAATTGTTGTTCCCGGGAGCACAAACGTACCAGTAGAAGAGTTACCCTCTACTTTTACGTCTACTGCTTTATCCGCTACGCCAGTAGAAGTAACCGAAAATTTTCCACCAAAGTTGACATCTGTTCCAGCTTTCACCTGTCCCACGTCACTTGCGTCAATGGAAGAAACAAGAACAGGCTCGGTCGTAAAGACAATGATCGGATAGAACAGGGAATAAGAGAACATCGATTTCACCGTGTACGTGCTGTTCCATCTCAATCCACGGTTGACGTTATCCTGTACCATCATTCGGTACTGTTCACGGATTTTGAAAAACCGCTTGTCAACCAGTACAGCCACAATTTTCTCCGCATCGTTAAAGTTATCAATTAACACCTGCTGTGCTTTCGGGATCATCCGGTCGAGATTGTATGCACTTGCATAGCTGTCAACGTTCATCGCGGCTTTGGTATCTGGATCGACAAACAGAAGAATGGTATCTTCTTTTGCAGCCGATGTCGCGCCAGCGAAATTGTACAGCGGGTTCGGGAACTGAATTTTGTCAATGTAAGACTGGATCTGTTTTGCCAGTGCATTTGCACTTGTCTGATCCGTAACAGCATCAACATGAACAGGATAAATCTGTCCCGCGCGCTTAGCAGACGCAATGAGTTCTTTCGCGGTCGTAAACTCATCCCAGTTACAGGCGGAAACGACACTCTCTACTTTCGCCTGCACCAGACTTCTGAGTCCATAGTCATCGAGAAACGCGCCGCGCATATCTTCAAACCAGATGGTCACAGGATAATCGTTGTTGAAATTGATCTTGTGATACAGTGCCATGATGTAGCTGTCATAAATTGCAGTAGCATCTTCGATGCTGATGTTGGCATCGTGTGCGTATCCCTGTGCAAAGTTTACGTAAGCTTCCTGTTCTCCATTACCAAACGGCATGGCGTTACTGTTCAGCACTCTCAGCGGATTTCGAAACGCTTCCGTGCTGATTGACTGGCTGGCAATCAGATTAACCAACGCCGGAACCAGTTCGTTCCGCGCCATCGGATTGTAAGGATCGGTTAATGTTTTTGCGATATCTGCAATATTTTCACGGGTTGCCACCGGAACTCTGTCACGGTAGTCAACACTCATAGTCTGCCGAACGGCGTTCAGCATGTTAATATTTGTCATATCAAGTTTTTCTGACATTGTTTCACTCTCCTTTTCCGCTTAAAATAAGCTGGGACATATCAAGATCGTTGATACTTGTTGCGGGTTTTTCCGGTTCCAGCGCTTTTCCGCCAAACTCGGTTACTTTTGTGATACTTCCTCCATGGGAAAGATCAGACCAGCGGCTTTTGATTTCTGCGACTGCCGCATCATACTTTCCTTTCAGTTCGTCCCGTTCTGCGGTCAGTGCGTCACGCTCTGACATCAGTGCGCCGATGTCGGTATCTTCTGTCTTGATTTTTTCACTGATGGCGGCGATTGCGTCACCGTGCGTTTCGATGTTTCCAATGTCTGCTACAATTTCTGCCCAATACTCTTCAAGTGTCATGTTAAAACCTCCTTTTTAAATTGGGATATAACCAGATTGGCATTTTATGCCGTTTTGGTTTCACGGGATGTGGCGGCTCGGGTGGATCGGGTTGCTCTCCTTTTGCAAAGTACCGATATACCATGACCGCGTTGTTCAATCTTTCAGAATCGGATAGATAGCGGTTTCCTACGATCCATCCGGTAATTGCCGTATCTTTTGCGTGTCCGGAAATATAGTTAAAGCACGTATGCGCTTTTTCCTGCCGGAACGCAAGAGTTCCATCGTCACTGATTCCCTCCCACCCTTTCATGTAGGAGGCAGTCAATGCGTTCAAATCAGTGCTGCCACTGTGCAAAAATGCCTGCAGATTTTTGTAAGTACTGGCGGCTCCGACGGAATACCAGACATTTTCATAAAGCAGATATTCCAACTGCGCGTTTCCATCTTCCCGGCTGTACCCGTTCGCATCCAGCCAGTTAAATAATTGTGTCCGGCGGTTGGTGGCGGAGTTATCTGTCCACTGTCCCAAACCATAGCCGGGAGATCCTACAACCGTTCCCTCCCATAATCCAGGATTTACGGTGGATTCCTGCCAGAAATTGCCGCAGATGGCGGAAATCACATACTGGCTGATACCGCTTTGTACCTCAACCGGATATCGGTATAAATACGTCCAGGAACTATAGGGACTCACAAACGTATTGATGGATACCTGTCTTTCGAGCGGGTAACTATCGGTGTGCGCCCCCATCGTATACCCGCCGCCGTCTGCCGGATCATGCACCATTTCTGTATGACCGGAACGCCACAGGATATCACCTTTCTTCCATGGCTGGTTGGCGGTACCTTTTTGAAATCCGGCACCGATCAGATACCCGTCCATGCTCCGCGTGGTAAACCATGGGTTAGATGCTAAAAACCCGCCGACCGTACAACAGTAACTCATGAGAGAGGAGCAATCATAGTAGGTAATACCTCCTACGGTCTGCCCCTCACGATAGTCTTGTGAGTAACCCACGTTGGGATCGTTGCAGATTTCAATGCAAGTGTTATACGCACGTGTCAGATCAGCCACGGGTCAGTCCCTCTTTTGCAACGTAACCAGTATAGACGATTCCATTGACAACCGCTTTTACAAGATACCACTCATTTGTATAATACCCATAGTTTCTAACACTGGTTCCGGTTGGCAACGTCAAGATGACCGTTTTATTCATTCCTGCGCCAACACGCAGATGATAGCGGTCATTGGTATGATACGCTCCGGCGATTCCCCGGTCAAAACTACGTGCGGATTCGGTTTTGATGGAGTGCTCAATCACTTTCTGTGGTTTGTCTTTTTTTCCCGTATACCGATAATGAACGGTATTACCATACGGTAGATCGTAGTAAGACCGGACACAAATTTCCTTTCCGGTCTGATCCCCTGTCTCTCCATCAATGCCGCCGTTTTCGGACTGGCTGGCGTGAACAATATGGGACGCGTCAACCGACATCGTTACATGATGCCCAGCCGCAAGGTGGATATCACCGCGTTTCCACGGTTTACCACATTTCACAAAACCTGCTTTTTCAAGCTGATCCGCAAGATTTCTGGTTGTGCTGTAGATGCTGACCGGAAAACCAGCGTTCTCAAGTGCCGTTCCGATAAATGACGAACAATCATAATCAGGACTGTTCCGGTGTACCTGTGAGTAGCCGTGCCGATCATCGGCTGCGGTCTTTTCCGCCCACGCAACTGCGTTTTCGATTTTATTCATTCTTTCCACCTCCTAAGTGCTGGCAAAGTGAATTAATTGCAGTTGTGTTTGCTTCTACGCTTTTCCGCAGTTCTTCCATCTCTTCCTTGTGTGCGTCTTTTTCTTTCACCAGATACCAGAAAAGTGCGCCGCAACAAACAACTGGAAAACCGAGACTTCCGATCAACTGCGTTACTGTACCTACATCCATCCTTCTACCTCCTTATCCTGCCATTTTAACCAGTCCTCAATTTCACTTAATTTATCACACATGATAAAGTTATGAATGAATCGGACTGGCGATTTACTGTTATACGCGTTACCATCCATAAAAAAGAAATCCCACAAATACCGGATGTGAGACTCGTAATTTTCATGTGGGACAAGGATCAGCGTGTCTTTTTCGTCCCCTTTATAGCGTACCGTATAAGCAAGATAAGCATTTTCTTTTTTCATCATTCCGACAATCATATTAAAAACGATACTTGCCATCTTTGCTCCTTTCTTCCTGTCCATTAAACAAGGAAACCTTTTGACCTGCCAAGGACAGGGCGGTTTACTCAACCGTGGCAACCCCTTTAAAAAGGTTTCCCCGTATTTTCATGATACTTCTTTTTTGTCCGTATGTCAAGAACATTTGTCCGTTCCACACAAACTATTTGTAAAGATCAATCCCCAGCAACTCAACCGCCATATTCTTGCTGTCCAGATCGTCAAATCGCAAGTATGCTTTCCGGTACGCGTCAACCAGATTTTCAAACAAATAATCATAGTGTTCCAACATAACCGTGTTTTGGGTATGATCCCCGTCCCGAAAAACCGCGACAAAATTACACGATGGGTTATAGTTGTGCGTGATATAGATGTACCCCTCTTCGTAATACTCATATACCCCATAGCTTTTTCCGCTGTGTTCGATCGTAAACAGATACCGCGACCGTCCGGTCGGCTTCTGGACAAACACACCATCGTCAATCAACATCTGATCCCCGGCACTCATACTCTGCATATAATGCCCGCTGCGGAATGCTTTCAAAGCGGTGTTCTCCCACATTGCCTTACTGGCACTGTCATTGTGTGTAAATTCACAAACAAACCCACTTCCATGCATCATTTTTGTTTCTTTCTGATATCTCTTATGGATACCAAAAAATACAAAATAGGGATTGAGCAACGAAATATTATTGGATGCCATCACCAGTTTAAACCATCGGGACTGGCTTCCATTTCCACGGCTGATCGTCAGCAACAACGATTGCAGTTTTTCAGATTCGCCTTTTACGTATTGTCCACTTTCCGTAGAAAACTCATCAAAAAACAAAAAGTAAATATCCCGAAAATACGGTGACAGTTTTTTTACACTGTCCATCTTACTTCCAAAACTAAACGCGCATCCGAATGGCACACCGTCCAAAAAATACCGCACGACATTTCCGTTTTTGTCCAGATTTTTATACGTAATCACACTTCCTAATTTTGGATACATTCTTAGCATATCTTCATACATTGCCGCCGCTCCCGTCATTTCTCCTTTTGTTCGGAAAATCCATCCGGTCTGCAAGCCATACTCTTTACACAGGATACAGCTTGCCGCGGCGAACGCGCTTGTCTTTCCAGCACTTCGGTTGGAACACGTAATTGCCACTCCTGCGAAATCACCGTCCACGTCCGGCTCTGAAAACAACCGGATTGGATTGTAATAGTGAATTGGCTTGCCGTTATCGTCTATCGCGTCAAATTTCACATCATAATCAGCGAAAAGTTTTTCCCATTGAATATCATTCCAAAAAATCATTGTTTCACGTGAAACATTTTTGTTTCACGACCTCCTTTCTATCATTTCCCGCTCCGCGTCCCCGCCAGTTCCCGCCAGTCTCTCCGCAGGTAATCTCACGTTAATCGCACGATAATCGCACGTTTTGCCTGCAGATGGACGGCGGTGAAAGGCAGAGCTTTGCTGGGTATAAAAAAAGCTACGCTGGAAAACGTAGCTCTTTTCACACGTATGGAGTTTTCAAAATACACAAGATATAGTAACAATCAACTACAGGGTACTTAAAACAAAAGTCTACCGTCCGACAGTCGGTGCGCGTATCGCCGTCATATGTATTTAAGCGAACGGGTTATACTTTTCTGCTTCCCCGAACTTGTGAACGTTTACCGCGGAAAGGTAAGCGGTAAATCCCTTGTCACGGCGGAATTTGCTTTCTCCGATGGAGATGAAGAGGTCAACGACTGCGCCTTTTCCAAGTTCGTCAACGCTGGAAACGGTGTCGCTCTCGATTCCGTCCTCATAAAAGGCAACGTGGTAACTTGTCTGCGCTTTTACGTAGAGACCAGATTCGTCACTTTCTTTCGCCGGAATCCACTTTGCTTCTGCGGCGGCATCCTCACCAAACTCTTCGATAATTGTTTCAAAAATGGCTTTCTGCTGATCTGCTGTGATCAAAGCAGAAAGAACGCTTTTGCCGTCCTCCTCTTTTGCGTATTTTACGGTAACGTTCATAAGTTTCATTTTAGCTTTGTTCATGATTTTTTCTCCTTTTTTTGATTAAGTTGTTTTGTTATACAGAACCGCGGCGCTTTGGTTTGATCGTTTCCGTCTTATCTGGTCACTTCCAGACCGCGGTTGTGCGCTGATTAGTCGTCTAGTCTCTTTGCTTCGGCAAAGAACTGCTCATCTGGCATCTCGTAGCGGGCAGATACGGTATCGGTTAAGACACAGATAGATTCCTCCGGAAAACCTGCGGCAGCAACAGCGGCGGTTTTTGCTTTCTTCGATGTCAGTTCTTCTGTATTGTCAAAAGAACCGATCACCTGTTTTGTATTTCTGTCAATGACAGAGTAGATAAATGTTTCGATTTTTGTTCTAATCATTATTGTTCTCATTTTCTTATGTGGTTGTGATTTCTTACAAGTATTATAATAGCACTATTCTAACAAAAAGTCAATCCTTTAAATAAGAAAAAGAAATAAAATATCTAATATGATAAGTAAGATAGCAAAATCAATTTCTTCTTGATCAATAGCAAAAATAGTTATTAACAATAATAGCATAAAAAATACAAAATATCTCATATTGTCTCCTAATCTGGTAAAACTCCGTCTTGTGAGTTTACCAATACTTCGTAGTATTCATTCGTTACACCTAAAGTATAAGTGGTATCAATGATTCCAATGTTACTAGCCGTTAAAATTTCTTCCCCGTTTACTTTGATGTAATGGGGTTTCGAGTTGTTAAAGCAACTGATTGTCCGTCCGACATTTTCCATCCGGCGGCAGAGACGGAAATTATTACAGCACTTTAAGTTTTCCGCTCCAAGTTTCTTATTCATGCCAGCGACCGTAGACGTAAAACGCACGGGATCTTTGCCAGATTGTGCTGCTTTTTCGTCCCATTCCACGCCGCAGTATTTTTTCGCGCCAAGGGTTTTAAACTGGATATACAAGTCATCCATATCCCATACGCCGAGAATGTAACGGTTCTCTCCAACGTCACAAAACGCCGGAATGTCGTTTTCGATTGCACGTTTGGCAAGTATTTTGTTTTTAACCTCAAATTCCGGAATGTGTATATCCGGACGCAGAAATTTGATACTGTCAGTATCGCAGTACACAACATCCATTCCAACCACGTCAAGCATATCCTGTAACTGTTTTCTTGCGTGGGCAGTAACATAGATTCCCCATTGATAGTGCAAAAAGCTGTTTTTTCCATCATAGTACGTGTTCAGTGCTTTTTCCGCATCTGCTTTTTCCCGATGCCATTCACCCGTAAAAGCATCCATTGTCCATTCGTCCTGCAGCAGATCGGTTACGCACATCCCGAATGTACTGTTTAACTTATTTTTAGACTTCATGTATTCGTACACTTTATCGGGGTTTCCTTTCAACTGGCTCTTTGCGATAAAAAATGACATCATCGTTTTCCGCATACTATCCGGTAACTTTCCGCGCGCGGCTACGTAGCATTCTGACACGGTAAAGAAATCATAGTCATATTGATTTTTTATGATCGACAAGTCAATTTCCGTCATTGCTATTTCACAGCAATCAATAGACAATACGCGTCCATTATCAATCACACAATCTTTCCCGTGCTTCTGACACTTTGACAGCGGGATATACGGGACGGGGATGTTTTCTTTGATACGCAAGTTGTCAAATTGTACCCGCATAATAACACAGCGGGTAGCACACAAGTTGTCAAACTGTTCCTGCGTTGTGATCTCAACCGCCCGGAACGCACTCATTGGATAATACCCAGTTGCGATCTGCGCCGGATAACTACTCGAGATATCCATACTACCCATAACGATCGCAGATTCACCTTTTTTCGCCGTGATCGTGTGACCAGCGTGGATGCGGTTAGCGTGAGTATTACCGCCGCGGAAAGCATCTTTGCAGAGTTGGTATTGTGGTAACGTTAAAGCCAGATCGGCAAATACTCCCGGATAATAACCGCTATCTGCCTGCATGGCGCGGCGAAATTCGCGGCGGACGTAGCCAGTAGAGGTAAGGGGGATTTCTGCAAGGTTGTCATCTTTTCGTAAGGCGCGGATGCATTCGCACAAGCCGCGAACGTCATTGTAGCAATATCCCTGTTCAACGTCCGTTAAAGGTGTTTTTGGTGTACGTAGTTTTTTATAGTCATACGTATCAACCAGTTTATAGTGGGTTACGCCCTCACTGTTTTCACAAAATTTTGAAAGACTCATGTTGCTTAAAAAATACGAGCATCGAAACTCAATCCCGTATTGATACGCATAACATTTCATAACTTTATGTGCATCCCGCGCAAAGATTTCATCTAATTCTATGAAATCTTTCATGAACTGAAATTCATACGACAGATTGTGAACGTAGACTACAGCGCGTTTCGTATCAGAAGTGTTCAAATACAAATGTAAACTCTCACAGAAAGTAAGAAATTCATTCCAGTTACGTCCGAAACATACCGTATCTTTCAAACAGAACTGCCAGTGGTACATGAAGGATTCACCTTTTACTACTTTTACCCCTGTTTTGTTATAGCGTTCATAATCGAGTTTTTCCAACGTAGTTGTTTCGATGTCAAACGCCATTTCCACGTCATAATAGATGATAGGTTTTTTCTTTCTTCCGCGTTTGCGGCATTCCCGCAACGTCTGGTAATCGGAAAAAGGAAAGTCTACAACGGAATATACTGTTTCACGTGAAACATCTTCGATTCCGTTTATGATAACAGGAACATTTAATTCATACATGATATGCACTCACTTTAATTTTGTTCTCTTTTTCGCAAATAATTCTTCTTCTGTTATATATCCATCGAGAAAATCCTGATATTCGTCAAGAATATCTTCTAACTCAATTCCCCGATCATTTAATTTCGATATAAAATCGTCAATGATCTGATCGGATGCCACCTGCTTTCGCAGATTCTTTTTGTAGATATTGGATGTTAGAAAACGATACACGTCTTTATAGTTATCTTCTGTTACTTCTTCATTAATTTTATTCTTAGACTTGTCAAAACGTCTCTGCAATTCTGCGATCCGGTATCCCTCCAGTGTGGTTTCTGGAGAATTCAAAAACGCAACCATGGTATCCCATTCCTGCCGGATGGATGCATCCGAACGTTTAATACCTTTCAAGAAACGATTTTTTTCCCGTCCTTGTGACGCGAAAAACTCCTTTACACGTCCGTATTCCCATTGGTCGCGCGCGTGTATTTTTTCCAGTTTGGCAAGGCGGCTATTTGCCGCCTGCGCCACACGTGGCAGTTCGCGTTTGATCTGGTCAAGGGATAGGTCGAGTTCTTGATAGATGCTATAGTCTTTTGATGTCGGCATTATTCGCACCCCCTTATAAAGATTCGAAATTTATCAGAAATAATCTCGGAACCTATTACTTCTGACAAATAAATTTCTTTTTTTTGTAGTATATGCTTTTGTGCAATCAATATCAAAATTTCTAACTAATACGCGATGCCCTTCATGAAACACCGTAACAATGGCGTAAATTTCGACTTCTTTGCGAACCCTGCCGTAATACAATTTTATAAAATCTTCTACTCTCACTGTGATACCTCCTTAATACAGGCAATCTTCATTTGCTCCATCTGACGTATACAGAGGGCACAACGTGCAGTTATTGTTTGCTACACAAATAGCACCGTGAGAAACTTCTAGATAGTACGCTTTTAAAGCATACCGTGTAGAACGACTATTATGCAGGTTTATAGTAAAGCCTACGCCGAATTTTCCTTTATATGGCATTGGTTTGCATAAAGCATTTACCTTAATGTAGCCATTTGTAAGAGACGCGTGATCATACGCGTAAATATGTATCTTTCCATCAGTATCTTCTGATTTCACATATAACGGGATATCCTCCATTCTTGCAGGAATGTTATGTAATTCATCGAAATTTAATGCTTTCATGTTTTTTCTCCTTTACCTTTCTCCCCGTCTTGCCGATAGGAAAGCAAATGTAATCAATATTCAACTTCTTCTCCAAAAAACTCTTTATATAAAGAATCATAGTTTACCCACGCTGTCTGCATCTTTTCCGCTTGCACACTTCCCGTGCCGAATACTCTTCTATAGCATTTATACATTTCCCAGGATTCTTTACATTTCCCTGATAAGTTTTCTTTCATTTCTAACTCTGTCATTGTTATTCCTCCATTTGTATTATTGGTTTTTCCTTGTTTCTAATATTATAATACAACATTTCTAGAAATGTGTCAATTCTTTTCTAGAATTTTTTCTAGAAAATATCATTACACACATATTTCACGCACGCCGTGTCCGTCACCCGGAATGCGCGCAAAGAGCTACAGCCTCCGGCGGTCATCGGCGGTCAACCGCACGTTACTGAGCGATTACTAAAGTTACACATATAATATGAATGGCAGTCCGCGGAGCGGACGACCCCGAACGGGCAGGCGCGGACGGAATGGACGCGCCGTGTCCGTCACCCGCGGACACTTTAGCAGACTAAAGTGAGTCCCCGTTTCCGATGTGTCCGCGCCCCGCGGACAAACGGTCGGTTTTGTCCACTTTTCGGGCAAAATGAGTAAGTATGTCGGAAGAATTGTGCGAGATTCGGTCGGAAAACGTGAATATTTGAGGAATTGTATAGACAATTAGGCGGGACTAACACTTTAGTCGGATGAAGTGTATTTGTCAAGAGGGAAAAATGCATAAAAATTTCGGGCATATGTGTTGTAATAAGTATTAAAAAGTAGACAAATGCAATGAAATAGTTTGCAAAAGCGGTGTCTTTCTCTCGCGGACAACGCTTTTGTTGTGCAATGTGCTGTCCGCCGTACACGGACAAAATTGGGAAAATGTCCGCGTGGGACGGACTATATATAT